CGCTGTCAGGCAGCTGAAGGGTGAAGAGTTTGAATTTTATTTTACAAATGATGCTAAAGGTGTCCTCTTAAAGTCCCCGAAGGATGATGAATTTAGGACGTTTGTGTGCACCTTGAAGAAGGTTGACTAGGTCGGAATGAATGATCTATTCTTTGATGAAGAGGAAGCGGTTGCCTTACTACAAGAGCGGGGCTATCGCGTATTCAAAGAAGAATATCCTGAAGCAAGTTCCATTAAGACAGTAAAAGACCTTGTTCACTATTTTTATAGTCGCAGATATTATTACAACTCGGACCGAAAATTTCCTTACAGCATAGACCATTCTACCGATAGTAAAGCTGTTAGTAGTTTCATCCGGTCTCGTCAAAAGTTAGGTTTGGGAAGAAAAGTCGCTGTAATGGAAGCAACACAGTTGGTGGAGGCGCTCTTTAAATTTGAGGAACACCTCCATTTGAAAGCCCCCATCATCAGTCCCGCTATTTTAGCTGTCCGTCCTCTGATGGATAGGATTTGTTCGTTTCTGAACAACGAAGTTGCTGAGGTAGGGGAAGCAGCAACAGAGATGTATATTGACGAGATCAATGCGATATACCGCAAGGAGTTTGATCAGAGAGATTTTGAACAAGCTTCTGAAGAAAGACAAAAAATAATGGAGAACCTAGATGGTGAAAGAGAAGAAAGAGAAGAAAGAAACAGGCAGTCTTAAAGTAGTTCAAAACTCAATAGAAAAAGAATATGGCCCCCTAATTAAATGGTTGGGCGATGCTGCTAACCATGTCCCAGAGATTATTTCCACTGGATGTATTGGATTAGATCATGCCCTCGGTGCCGCCGGTGGCCTAGAGAGAGGTCTGATTGTAGAACTTTTTGGTCCAGAGGCCAGTGGTAAGAGCTTTTTGGGCTATAATATAATCAAAGAGGCCTGTAATCTGGACCTCAAGTGTGCCATTATTGATGCGGAGCATTCTGTAGACACCCAGCTTTTGATAAATGTAGGACTTGGTCCGGACAAGGTATTAATCGTGGACGGAGCACCAACCGGTGAAGCCAACCTTGATATTACTCAAAAGCTGATGGAGACAAGAGAATTTGCAGTGATTATGATAGATAGCGTTGCTGCGTTGCTTCCTGACGCCCGTGCAGAAGCTGATCTGACTCAACAGTTTATGGGACTTCACGCCCGCTTGATGAGTGCCGGACTTCAAAAACTCTCTTCAGTGGTGCGAGCAACCAATACTCTTCTAATCTTTGTAAATCAGATTCGTTTCAAGATTGGAGCCTATGGGAATCCAGAAACTACTACTGGAGGAAATGCTCTTCTATTTTATGCCTCTTACAGAATTCATGTGAGCGGCGGTAAAAGCAAGAAGAGTAGGCTGGTGGACGAGGGAACTGGAGAGATCTATGGGCATCGTACCAAGTTCTTTACTGAGAAGAATAAGCGGTCTGCTCCCTACAGGAGTGCCGAAGTGGACCTGATCTATGGTGTAGGATACGATACTGTGGGAGAGATTATAGATATCGCGGTGGATATGGGAGTAATTGAGAAGGGTGGAGCTTGGTTTAATTACAGGGACAATAAGTGGCAGGGCAGGAACAGGGCAAAGTTAGCCCTTATGGCGGATGAAGCCCTCAAGACTGAAATTGAAGCCAAGATAAGAGGGATTATTACAGGGGAAGTGGTTCCGGAAGACAATAAGAAAAATTCGGAAGGCAATGAGGGAGAGACTACAAATGCCAAGCCTACTCGCAAAAAGTGTACTGCAAACGCTTAAGGAAATATTTCCTCATACCCGCATCAATGAAGAATACTATGTCAATTATAGCGGACAGAAGCTCTTCTTTGATTTCCAAATCTCAACGCTGAATATTTTAGTTGAGGTTCAGGGTATCCAACACACAGAATTTAACAAACACTTTCACGGTACGGCGGAGTCCTTCAAGGAGTCTAAGAAACGAGACCGATTAAAGTCAGAATGGTGCCATCTTAATGATATGACGTTAGTTTGCGTCAATCATGATGAAATACCAATCACTAGTGAAAACCTTTTAAAGAAAATTGAGGACGCACAAAATGGACGAACGAATTAGAAATAGGCTTAGAGAAACTTCTGATTCTCTATCTCTTTATAGTGCTACTCCTCCGTCCGAGATTGAACAGGTGTTTAACTTTGACGTCCGGGAGCTGGAGACCACCCCCTCACAAACTTTGTCTCGCTTTACGGTGATGTTGGGGCAGTATCTCATCACTCTTCAGGTTAGATACAATACTGCCCGAGTGATGTCCAGTCAAAAGAAAAAGGTTTTGGATCGGAGAATTAAAGGACTCATTAGTTCGGGAGATGTAGAGGGGGCAACTTTAAAAGAGCGGGAGCATAACGCTGTCGCTTCGAGCCCTGATCTACAAGGATTAGAACTAGATTACGATGAAGCAGCGGCTGAGCGTGATCTGCTAGATGGCCTAGACAAGCCCATAACAGAGCTTATTAATGCTCTCAAATCAGAACTCAGACGAAGGGCAGAGGAAAGGCAATATACTAATAGGGAAAGAGGGAGTTAATGGATCTAGACCAGGCCAAGGTCCGGTTTGCTCACGCAGGAAATGAGGCCGCAGTTATTGCTTGTGTTTTAAAAGATGCGACCAACTATTTTGAAGTGGATGCTAAGATGTCAGATACTGATTTTCTGACGCCCCACCACAAAGCAATCTGGATAATCATTAAAACTCTGGTTAGAGACGGTGTCGTATCTATAGATACGTCGGCTATTCTAAACCAAGCGTCGGCCATGAAACTAGAGGATCATATCGGAGGGTATGACTATATTTCTGCTCTCTTTGATAAAAGTATTAACCCAATAAATATTGACTTCTATATACAGAGGGTAACAGACGCCAGTGGAAAGCTGAAAGTTCTCCAAGCGATCCAAGATATTGGGGATCTCACTGAGAGCAATAGAACTCTTACCGGAGAGACATTAACTGCCGAAACTATTGTGGAACATGCTCAACAGAAGTTTCTACAAATAGCTGTTGACAGTGAAAAAGGTGCAGAAGCCGTCAATATTGCAGACGGGATTAAGGATCTGTTAGAGGAAGTAACCTCCAACCCATCAAACGTTAGAGGTTTTGCTACCGGCTTTGCCCGACTTGATGATGCTATCAACGGTCTAGAGCCAGGAACCCTTACTGTCTTAGGTGCTCGTCCTAAAGTAGGAAAGTCTACTCTTCTAATGAACTGGGCTACGCATATTGCTTATCGTACACAAGCCCCAGTTTTGATAATAGATACCGAGATGAGTACCCGGGAACAACAGTTTCGTACGCTATCGCACTTGTCTGGAGTGGCAGAGCGGGAGATAAAGAATGGGACATATATTGACGACCCTATGAAAGTTGAAGCAGTTAACGGGGCAGTCAATATATTAGATAGCGGTCTCATTTTGCATAAATATTATCCGGATTTTACTCCCGAGGGAGTAGCCTCTCTGACTAGAAAATATCATCACCAGTTTGGTGTGAGTTGTCTTATCTTTGATTACATCAAACTACCAGACGCAGACTTGCAATTGATGCACAATGTTAAGGAGCATCAGGCATTGGGTTTCCTCTGTGTGGCCCTGAAGAATTTGGCAGGACAGCTACAAATTCCTGTCGTAACTGCCGCCCAGATTGGACGGATGGGGGCTAACAAAAGCCACGTTACTGCCTCAGACTTTGCTGATTCTGATCGCATTCTTCGATACGCTAACACCTTGTTGGGTTTAGCGGCCAAGACCAAGAAGGAATTGGAAGAACTGGAAGAAAGATATGGACGCGATACAATGTTAGGGGCGGGAACCCACCGACTACAAATATTAGATACACGGGCGGGTGGGACTAATTTTGCAGGATTTGATTTATATTTCCGCAAAGAGATTTTAACAATAAATGAAGCGCCTACTCAGCTTGCCGACTTAAAATCTAACGGAGAGGAGGGAAATAATGGATATTAATCAGTTGTTAGAAGTCTTGGTTACTTTGCTTCCAATTATAGGGCTGGGAGTATTCTTTTTCTTTTACTACAAAAGCGAGAAGGTACGATCTGCTACCAAGTCAGTTTTAAAGTTTGCGCCTTTCCTGCTTTCACTTCTGGCTTCTAGGGTTAAGGATAAGAAGGGAGTGTTTGACAATATAGTAGGTAATTAACATGAGTCAAATTAATCCAAATAATTCTAGAGTTGCAAAATTAAAAAAATTATTTCATATGTCAACTGAATTAATTCATGA